GCCGGTACATTTTAAACAACCTAAAGTTATCATCTCCGACACGCCGACCTCTGTAAACTCAACTTTGAACTCCTGTATCGCATCGTACAGTGTGGTATCGGGTTCTGCTTCCAGTATAGCAATCTTCTCGCTGAGTGTGGCTCCTGCCAGCAAGTACTGCGCCTCCTTAGCGTAGAACAACCTGGCTTCTAGCTTCTCAGCCTCTGCCTCATTTAGGCTCTCATAAGCCTTGAGCAGTTCCTTCTGTAAGGTCAGCAGCTCCTCCACAATACCCATTCTAGGGTAATCTAAGCCTGCTGGCACAATGAGGTCAGCCCTTATGTGGCTGTACGTTAGACTGCTATTAAACACCCGACCTAGCTGCACATGTCCGCAACGCTGGTCCAGAAACAAATCTACCTCAGAGCAGTCGATCTCCAACTCATCCAGTAGGGGTTGATACAGTTCGATGAGGGTCTGTATGTACTCAACAAGGACCTTGTGCTTAGTCTTTATTGCGGTACAAGTCCAGGTAACATTCATAGGACTCTTAGGGTAGCTGTTAACTCGGAGCCAGTACAGAATGGCCTCAAAGTCAAAGGGTGTGAGCAGGTACACAGACTCAGAGAGACAAGCATCTACTGCAGAGAGAAGGTAGCACAGCTTGTCGGTCTTCTTATACATGTGAATCATCTGCAACTCACGTATACTGAAGCCTCTGACCCACAGCCGTCTAAAGTCGTAGGGTTGATAGTTGGTGGGCAGCTTATCCAGTACCAGATAGCGACCATCGTTATCAAACGCAGCCTTAACCAAAGGCGTAGCGTTCTGAGCACTGGTTGCAGCCTTAGTGCCCTGTTGTTGTACCCTAGTTTTAACCGCCAAGTTATCAACGGGTGATATAACTAATTTTCTCACAGTCAGTCCTTCCCGGATCGTACCCGGTCCCAGTTTAGTTAAGTTCCTTGAGGTGTACCTGTACCTGTCGTAGATACTGCCAAGCTTACTTTGAGTATAGCACGACCCACGCTGTCATACGCCAAGTTGAAGGGATCAAAGTTCGTAGGCCACACACAAGTAAATTGTCGAGTCAACACAGGTTCTTTCTGGTTGTTAAGCATCGAGGCAGTCAAAGTCCCCCAGTAATTTGCAGCAGGGTAGTAGAAACCGTTATCGTCACAGATCTTATTCTGCCACTTCAAGAACTCGTTAACGGTCAAGGCATCCTGACCTACATACAAGCCTAGGCTGATACTGTTTACGTTGTGGAAGCCTGCAAAGTATGCCTTGCTGGCGTTAGTAGCCTTAGACTCTGGATCAAAGAATTTGAAACCTAAGTCCATGGACTCAAAGTAGTCAGCTACATTGGGGAACCATGTGGGATCATAGAAAGTAGTACGGCCCTCAGCCGCTGCTTGCGTATACAGGGCCGTACTAGTTTTCGGTATTGTGTCAGTTGTACCTACTGTCAAACTTTCGGGTCGCCACAGAAAGTCGAGTAGTGGGCCATTCCCTGCTACTACTACAGCCCCCCCAAAGGAGTCTACGGACATACTAGACCTCCCTTACACCCCACCATAGTTCGACGTTGGGATGTCATATTTGAACTGGACGGTTACGTCAACGAGCTGGGCGGTAGTGTTATCCAGATTGATATCCGGCATATCATGGGGGAAGAAACCCGCCATGGACTGTGCTTGGATCTCTTCAAGCTGCTCATCGTACAGATGAAGGTTAGCTATAACCCCGTAGATAAACTTACCTGCCGATTTCTGAGTCAAGGGGTCTCGAACCATAGAGAGCCAGGCCTTGATGGTGTTGTAGATGGTGAGGTTTCGGTCCTCAACGAAGGTAGCACTGAACTCGTTGGGGAAGCCTGCTCGGCCTGCGAACCAAATCTTGAAGCCTGCAAGATTCAACTCTATAGGCTCATTGCTCTGACCTGGAATGCTTACCGATTTGCATTGGATTCTAAGGGCATCCTCTCCATCAACCGAAGAGATAGTCGGTGGCATAAAATCTGCAATGCCACTTGGTAGGTTGGGAATCTCCAGTACAAAGTTGTCACTGTACAGGGGATCACCAACAGAGATAATATCGTCGATAGTTGTTCTTTGAATCCCGTTACTCGACATAGAAGCTCCTATGATATTCATCAGGTAGATTGTATTCGTTGAACAGCGCAGTGTTACTCTGAGTAACACTGCGCTGTAGTAATCCTACACAAATACAGTTGCGTATTGTTGGCTGGCGTTGCAAATTATGGCCTGGAACAGGATCTGTCGTGCAGGCAGGGTAGGTGTGAAGAAAGCCTGCAAAGTCATTTGGCCCTGGGGTGAAGTACTTGTGTTATTGGTGTTATTGCACACAACCGAGAAATCACTTAGAGCCTCGGAAGTCATGAAGGGCTGGAGGTACTGAGTAACTGCGTTGGCTGCCTTAGACCGATACCTGGGGTTGTTAGGCAGGAACTCCGCATACATCAGGTATTCTACAATCTGACGTTCCAACGCAGATGCTAGTCTCCGAACAGGCAAGAAGGACAGTGCAGACTGCTGCTGCTGCATAGTCAAGCAGTCCCAAGTGTAGATTCCGCTCAACTGACCGTTCAGGGTCCGAATAGCATTGATCTGTGCAGCACTCAGGATATCTCGGTCAGCCTTCAGATAGTTATTCGTAACAGCCTTAAGTGGGAGCTGTCCATTGATAAGGCCTGCTGCGGCGAAACCTAGTCCATTCGCTAGGTCACAGGCGGCCATACTTGCTGAGATATATCCGGAGATAGGAACCTCAAGGTTTGCGATACCGTTGTAGGGGTCATCAATCACACCCCAAGGAGCAAACATGCTGCTCCTATTGCTGTTGATTCCCGTGGCCTGACGTGCCTCTACAGTAGCCGTGGTATTGTCGATCCTTGTTCCTAAGCTGGAGTACGGTACGTCGTGAATAACCTCGCAATCCTGACGAGCGGCACAGATCTGGTCAAGGGCGATCTGAACCGACACATCAGTGTACCCTGCCTCAATCATGAGGTCAATGGTCTGAGTTTCAGTGCTGGCAAACATCTGCCACCCGCTGTTCTTAGTGACAGGGTAGTTTCCGAGGTAGGGGTCAAGTCCTAGGATAACACTGTCCCGCAGTGCTGCACTCAGAGAAGGTGGAAACAAACCGGGGTCACCTCCTGCAAGAAATACGTTGTTAGCGGTAGAGCTAGGAATGGTAGGCATGAAAACAGAAGGTACACTCATGTTGTCCATGTACCGCATAAGTGTACTCTGGTTATTAATTACATCCTGAATGTACTGGCTTAGGCCCATGCCGTCCATCTGTGGGGCTCTACTCACCGTCCAGGACTCCGTAGGTACTACCGCAGAGCCTGAATAAAAGTTTATGGTAAAAGTGTTAGGGTTGTTCAGTGCCAGTGGACCGTTGACGTTGGAGATACCGACCCTAACCGGATCTGTGGTCGGCCAGATCTGGTAGAACCACCCTAGTGCTACAGGAGCAATGGAAGGCACCAAGTTGGTCAGGTAGTCGGGGTCACCCAACGAGAACTCAATCTGCTGAGGATTCAGAGCAGAGGGGTTCTTGCCAGTAACAAAAGGAGTCAGCGCAGTAACATCGTTGACACCTGCTGCATTGATAGCAACACCTAGAAGGGTGGTACCTACCGTGGGCGATACCTCTACTCCATCGGCTACGTTTACGACTGTAACCGTTTTTGTGCTTATAGTAGAGGTGAAGTCTGCCGTAGCATCTATAACTGCATTAAACTTGACGGCTACTTGAGTGTCGGTGTCACCTGTTAAGACGTTAACCATGATGCCTTTAAGCCCTACAGGTGCAGGGTCCACACTACTGCCCGTGTTGAACCAGATGTAGTAGGAACCTAGGAGGCTGTTGATAGTGAGGTACTGACCTGCAACTGCTGCACCATTCTGGCTGTTAAAGTTGAAGCTGGCGGACGCCGCGACCCCCTCAAAGTAGGACAAAGTGCATCCTGCATACTTGGCCTGGTGATGCGTCCTTACGTACTTCAAAGGGGCTGCGGCTAGGTGCGCCAAAGCAGCGTAGTGACCGAGGTCTACGGTAGGGTCAGGGTCACCCATGACGGCCAACCAAAGACTGGGGTTACCAAAGTTCATTACCCTGTCTATATGACCCCGTAGCCCTACACCTACCGTTGCACCTACCGTTGCACCATTGTTACCGACCTGCTGCGAGACATCTGTCTCAATCAGAGTTACATCTGGGCTACCCTGTGCAATCTGCATACTGCCTCCTGTGCAACTGTTTGTGTAACTGGATTTGAAGAGCTAACTAGCTTTTGATGAAGGTTAATTCTATTCCTGAACTCTTGACTCTACCCGGAATAACGTAAGCAACATATCCAGTGTAGTCGGTGTATATGGCTAGGCCCTGAGCATCTACCTTAAAAGTACTACCCGTAGGGAGTTGGTAGCTGACAGGACGTGACACCCCAGTACCTAGGACAAATGTGTAAAGCTGACCTGGATTACACACTAGCCGAGTCTGATCCGTAAACAACCATACGGTGATCTTGCCACATTCGTACTGAATGACCCCACTAGGATACTGGTAGATAGTAACGTCATTGATGAGGTACTGCTGGACTCCATCCTCGGTAGTAGTTACCGGGCTGCCTGTTATGGTAGGCAGCAGTTGATTGTACACACTCTCCTGTATGGTTATAGGATTGTTAGGTGTTAGGGTCTTGCTGACAAAGCCTACAAAGGAGAACGCCTCAAACGTAACAGACAATAGCCCCGCATTAGGATCAGTGTCATCCGAGGTATTAATCAATGTCTCTGCCAGAGCGACTGACCCCGTGCGCTCTACCTTCACATCCGTTTGGTAGTATGGGCCATACAGCATTCTAAAGTTGAAAGCATCCAACTCTGAGGCCAATAGCAAGGTTTGTCCCAGCATTATCATTCGCTTGGCATCGGATTCCATCACATGGAGTGTGAATCCAATCTTGCAGGGGAACCTATAGGTAGCCACATCAAGATTCCCAGCCAGAGTGCGTTGGGCCCTGATAGCTCTTGCCCCTAGCTGAACAGCCGTGTTGGCCTGCCTATCCTTAAGCACATCAATATCCGACAACTCAATGTAAGCATACGGGTACCGTAGTTGCACTTTACCTGTGGTCTGCTGCTGAAGCCGCTTTTCCAGCAAGGCTTTAAC